CTGCCTCTACACTAACCTTGCTTCTACTTTTAAAAGAATAATCTTTACCCTTTTTTGTAAAATTTCCAAAACTTAAAAATTTTATTGGTGTATTTCTTTTTTTAAAAAATAAATCAACATATTCATCAAAATTTATGTTATTATCATTTTTTAAAATTTTATTTTCTAATATTAAATCTTTTTTAAAATTCATTTAATTGATTTTGTAGGCAAAAACATACCTAGCTTTTTCATTCCCAAAACTAAATCTTCTAACATGCCTCCTAAAAAAACTCTTACATTTTCATCTTTTGATAAATCTAAATCTTTATTTGACATTATTTCATTCATTTTTTTACAATGTAAAACTAAAGATTCCAGCAAATAAAAAGGGTCAAAATACCAACGAGATTTAATAAAATTATACTGTAATACATTAGAGCTAAACTCTTCTTTGTTTTCAAAATATATAGCTTCTTCTTTAAGTTTTAAGTAAGTTTTGCTAAAAATATATCCAGGAGTTTTTTCTAAATCTTCTTTGTTTGATAAATCTATTGTTTTATCATGTCTTATCTTGTATGAAAATAATATACTAGAAATAATATTGTAACATAAATTAAAATCTTCAAACATATTTTCTAGGTGGCTAAAGATTTCATTATATTTTATTTGTGGATTTTTAGATTTTACTCCTAAAAATTCTGCATTACCAAAATTTACTAATTCTATACTTTTTTTTCTATAAAACATTTTAGCCAAATATTCGAAATCTTCTTTTGAATAGTTGTTTTTTAAAAGTAATATTCTTGAACTTAAAGAGTTTATTATATGAAAATCATTATACAAATATTCTTTTTTATCTTTTTTTAATTTCTTTTCTATTTCCTTGTCTACTAAAAAATCTTCTTTATAAAATATTTTATCTATGTTGTAATAAAAGTTTTTACAAAAAGACTTATAACTTCTCATTTTAGATATTATAGAACTACTATCTTCCGAAACTCCTTCTATCACAGAAGCGTTTTTTTCGTATAGCCCCATTGAAAAAAAGGATTTTGAGAATATTAAACTCAACAAATCTTCTTCATACATTGGATTTTTTACATCTTTATTAAGACTTTGAAAGTAGTCAAAATTAGTCCTATCATAAAAACATTGATTTAAATTAAAAGAGTGAGGATATAATATTATTGTTTTATCTTTTCTTTTGTCCACTCTAAACCCCCAACAATTAATCCACTCAAGCATGCTAATACTTTTTTCACTCTTATCTAAATCTACACTATGAGGAAAGTATAAAACTAATTTGCCGTTTTCAATCTTGTCTTCTATTTCGCTATGGTCTATTTTAATTCCCATTATTGTTCTAAATCTTCATCTATTTCATTGTCCATATTCATAATCTCATTCATTCTTTCAACTAGCTCTGATGAGCCAAAAATAAAGTTAGCAGTTGAATTTCGTTTTGATGCAATTTCATTTGCTACTTTGTTAATCTTTGAAACTAAAGCTTTTTGTTTAGCTTTTTCGTGTTGAGAATAGTTGTTTATTTCTATCAAAATAATCCTTTTACCCTTAAAAGAATTAAAGTCATCATTATAGTTCACAACTCTTCTATTATACTCTGAAGCTGCTTTGAATATTTTATTATTATTTTCTGGCATCTAACCTTTTATTATGTTTGTGTTAGAAATTCCACTTTTCTTAAAAGATTTTAACTTTACTTTCTTTGGGTCTAAACCTAAATCTTTCAAATACTCTTCCATTGTTGGTATAGCAATCTCGAAATAATCACAAATACATTCTTCATACTCTTTTACATCTTCTTCTGACAAATCTTCCCGATTAATCTCATACCCAGAAACATAATTAACGTTTTCTTTTTCCAATTCTTTAAAAGAATTAAAAGATTCTTTTAAAAATTTAGGAGCTATAATAGTTCTTGCAGATTCTTCACCATCTTTTTTAGTATACTTAAAAGATATTTTTTTTATAAATTCACTTTTATTTTCCATGATTTAATATTATTTGATATTTATTAAGGTAAGAGCGTACACAAAAATAAACAAAAAACATCGATGATACAAGAAAATAAACTAATTTTAGGCTTTGGAGACTTAAAAGAATTGATGTCATCTACTTTTGGCTTCAAAAGTGCATTCTTAAACTGTTGTACTGCAGGCATAGCAATGATATCTTCTTTTATAACAAATTATATATGGGATGATGCTAGTGCTGTTTATTTTATGTTGTTCTTAATAATTGCAGATGCTTCAACTGGGGTATGGAAGTCCATAAAATACAGAACTTTTAGAAGTAGTAAGCTTCCTAGAATATTTGTTTTGCTAGTACTTTACGTTTTAATGCTTTCAATAAGCTGGAATGCTGCTAAATACTCTCCACTGTTTATTTGGTTGCCTGGTGCTGTTTATGGAGGTCTTATTGGTACTCAAATAGTTTCTGTTTATGAAAACATATCTGAACTAGGGTATCTTCCTAAAGGTTTACTTTATGATATAGTTGATAGAATTTTCAAAAAAAATAAAAACAAAAAAAGTTAGTATATTCTCCTGAATTGAGCTCCATCTTGAAATTTTAACCAACCTCTATCTTTAGAAAACTTTGTTAAATATATACCTCCAACTTCCATTTTATCCTTTATTCTATCATAAGCGTCTTCCCAAACTACCATTTTAACTGAAGAGCCACCATCACCCAGCTCAAGTGACCAATAATTTTTCCCATTTTTAGACATTTTTTGAGTTATATTCTTTAATACAAAAAAGTAATATCTATCTTGCTTTTCAAAATCTATTACAGATTCAATATTAAAATTATATTGGGCTTGAAATTCTTGTTTTATATTTGATATTTTATTAAATAACTCTAAATCTAAAGCACATACACTTATAAACTGAGTATACCTTTCTTCTTTTGTTGTCTCTTCATGTTTTCCTTTTATACTTTCTTGAACTATATCAAAAGAATTTTGACCAAACAAATCTAATTGCATGGTATTTTTTTTCATTTTCATTTTTCTTAACTCCTTTAGCTCTTCTCTTGATTTAGACCAATCATCAAAAACTCCAGCTTTAAGACATGATTCAAAATTAGCTTTATTAAATTTGCTAAATGTATGAGTAAAGAATTCGTCTTTATTTATATTTTCTATGTCAACCTTCTGCAGTTCATCATAAGCAATTTCTCCCATTCCGTTAATACTAGAAAAGCCCATTAATATATTTTCTTCATCTAACATTGTCCATTCCCACTTAGATTTTCTACTTGGAGGAAGTATTTTTATTCCTTTTAAAAATGCTCCCATTATAGCTGAAGAAAGCCAGTCATTATCATTTTTTGCATTATTAAGAAGAGCTGTATAAAATTCTGTTGGATAATATTTTTTCATAAATAAAGTTTGCATTGCTACATAACTATAACTAACAGAATGTGAACGGTTAAATGAATAACCTAAATATTTAATTAGCCACTCCTCTATCTTTTTGACTTCCCCTTCTTTTAATCCTTTTTCTTTGCATCCTTGTTTAAACTTTTCCCATAAAACTAAATATTGTTTATAGCTTTTATCATTAGCTTCTTTTTCCTCTAGCTTTTCTCCACTTAAATTCTTCTTTATAATTTTTGAAGCTTTATCCATTACTTTTCTCAAGTTGTCACCTTCGCCAAGACTCATTCCTCCTAGCTCATGAGCTATAAACATAAGTTGTTCTTGAAAAATTAGAACTCCATTCGTACTTTTTAGCAAAGGCTCTAAACAAGGGTGTACTAAAGATATTTCTTTTGGATATTTTTTATTTTTTATATATTCTTCGTGAGCTTTTAATCCCATTGGACCAGGCCTATATAAAGCGTTTGCAGCAACCATCTCTTCAAAACTTTCAGTATGCATCTTTTTTATCATTTTAGACATCCCATCTGACTCAAACTGAAATATACCTTGGTTATTTCCTCCCCTTAACTCTTCAAATAAATCTGGGTTATTTAAATCTACATACTTTACTTGTTCAGATATATCTATCCCTCTTTTTTCTTTAACTAAATTAATTGACTCTTTTAATACGTTTAAAGTTGTTAAGTTTAGTCTGTCTAATTTTAAAATTCCTAAATCAGACAAATCTTTTCCACTTCCTGATTCTTGGAAGCCAGAAACTCTAATTCCTTTAACTACATTAATTGGCATACAATTCCAAGTACTACTAGGAGTTATAACTATACCAGCTGCATGCTTACCCAAATTTCTAACTTGCCCTTGCAACCTTAGTGTTGTATCTATTATTTGTTTGTTTTTAGGGTCTAAAATCCAATCTTTAACTCTAGTAGAGCACTCTTTGTCATTAGGCCAATCCCTCAACCAGTCTTTAAGGTCTCCATCATACTTCATAAAAGTTTTAGGCATTTCTTTTGTTACTGCAAAAACATCAGACTCAAAACCTGCGTCTTGACCAAAAGCTTTTGCAACATCTTTCATGCAACCTTTCTCGTTAAAAGTAGAAAAAGTAATTACAGGAAAAACACAATCTTCTCCATACTTTTCATATAAAAATTTATCTGTTTTTGTGTCTGAACCTGTTTCAAAATCTATATCTATATCAGGAGGCCCTTTTCTTGTTGGATTTAAGAATCTTTCAAAATATAAATCAAACCTTAAAGGGTCTATTTTTGTTATGTCTAAACACCAAGAAAGTAAAGAACCTGCAGCAGAACCTCTTCCCGGACCTACTTCTATATCATTATCTCCACAATATCTTATCAACTCCCAAACAACCAAAAAATAATCTAACATCTTCTTGTCTTTAATGACTTGAAGTTCATAGTCTAATCTTTCTCTATATTCTTTTACCCTTTCTTCATTTATTTGTATAGGACCATTTTTTTCATATATTTTTAATTTCTGATTTAGCTTTGCATGAGATAATTTATGTATTATCTCTTCAGTTTTATCTGTTTTAAAATATTTAATTACATCTTCAGTTGGTTTGTAATTAGGATATTTTTCAACATCTATTTCAAAATCAAAATTACATGTTTCAGAGATTTTTTCACTTGTTAAAAAACAAGATTTAATAAAGTTTTCATTATAATTAAATCCAAACTCTTTATTCATTCTAAAAATATCATCTACACCAAGGTAGTACATATCTCTATTTTCTTTTGTTCTAGATTTTTTTATAGATTTTTTTTGATTAATAGATTGTAGGACATCTTGTATAACACTGTCTTCTTTTTTGGGATAATATATTTCATTGCTTATTATTAAAGCCATACCATACTTGTTGGCCATATTTATAATGAAACTATTATACTGCCTTTGTATTGCATTATCTTCTAATGATATCTCAGCTATATAAGACCTTTTTCCAAATTCATCTAACATTTTTGTTAAATAATTTTCAGCATCCAAATATTTACCCATTTGTAAATATTGTGATATGATTCCATTTTTGGAAGATGTGGTCAGTATAAGGCCTTCTTTATTTTCTATTATCCATTCAGTTTTTATTCTGGGTACTCTGTAGTATCCTTCTTGAAAGGACAAATAGTTTATTCTGTTTATGTTTAAAAATCCTTGATAATCTCTTATTATTATTTTTTGTATAGCATTCTTATCTTGTAGTTTTTGCTCAAATTGTCCAATGCTATCATTTAGAAAAAACTCGCATCCTATTATTGGTTTTATATCTTCTGACTTGCACTTCTTATAAAAAGCAAATGAGCCAGATAAAGTTCCTAAATCTGTTAAAACTAAAGAATTATGATTATGCTTTTTTGCTTCTTTTACATATTCACCAGCATCACCAGCACCTTCAAGTACAGAGTGATAGGTGTGAACTCCAAAGTTTACCATAGATGAAACTTGATTTATTTCATCTTGTTTGGGTTTCCATTTTTCTAAAATTAAATCTTCTGATTTTTTAGAGTTCAATAAAGATATTTCATAGTTATCAAAAGATAAAACATTTAATTTCTTTAATTCAAAAAAACATTTTGCTAAAGCCTCAACATCAACCAAAGCATCGTGAGCATCTTCGAATTTAGTTTCAAAAAGCTTTTCATGTAACTCTGTAAGCGTTGCAGGCTTTAAGCCCATTTTACCTTGTATTCTACAAAAGTTTACGGTAGAATTCATAGTACAAACATGAGTTATTTCTCTCATGTAATTTTTCATTCCCAACCTAAGAAACTCACAAGCAGTTACTTTGTCATCAAAACTTATATTATGAGCTATTAAAAATTTAGATGACTGAATAGATGCAACAAACTCATCAAGTGCAACCTGTAAAGATATACCTTCTTTATTTGCTCTTTCATTTGTTATTCTATGAACCCTAATGCTTTCTTGAGGTATAGTAAATCCATCAGGCTTTATTATTCTATTGTGAGAACTTAATTCTTTCCCACTTATATCATAAACCTTCCAAGCTATTTGAACTATTCTTGGCCAATTATCGAAATCAGTTATTGGAGCACTAAAATCCTCTGGTAATCCTGTTGTTTCTGTATCAAAAACTATATACATGTAAAGCTTGTTTTCAACTAACAAATATAAAGAATATAATTAAATTTTAATAATTTTATGATATTTATTTTTATGAAAGTTCTCAGTAACTTAAAATATCATAATACAATTAAATCAGACTTTAAAAAGTTTTCTGAAAAAGAAAAAAAAGATTATTTAGATTATCTTTTAACTTTAAGAATACCTTTAGAGAAATATTATTTTGAGCAATTAAGCAACTCTCAAAAGACTACCTACATAGAAGATAGAATAAAATGCTTAGACTGGTTGCAAGATTATGAGTTTAAATATATGAACTCCAGACAAAAAGAAATGTATATATACAGGAAGAGATATTTGTCTAATGAGGAGTTTATGAGATTGCCAGATGATGTAAAAATATATTACTTAGAGTTGTCTGTGTATAGAAAAATACAACTAACAAATAAAGAATTTTCTAAATTAACTCCTAGACTAAAGGAAAAATATGCTAATTTTTTATTTGAATTTCCACAAACACTAGATGTAGAAAAGTCAAAATACTTATCAAAAGAAAATCAAAAAAAATACATAACAAAATGTATAGAGAGGGGAGTTAGCTTTTCAGATGAGGAAATAAATAGTTTAAGTGATTTTTCAAAAAAACAATATTTTAAACTAAAAAATATAAACGAAATTAGAAGTTTAGTAAAAAAAGTTATTAAAGAAACTTTTTAATATCTACTCTGATTATCTTCTCTTTGTTTTAATATACTAGCCCTTAATTCAATACACAACTTTCTTAGCTCGTTTAAATTGTTTCTAGCATCAATTGATGCATCAACAGTTTCTTTAAACATAAACTTATAAAGTCTAGGCTCTGTTTTCTCAATTAACCTTTTTATCCTTTGCCACTTTTCGTCAATATCATGCTCATCAGAAAAATCGTTATCTAAATTTTCTGGTTGTGTGTTTATGCCTAGCCTTTTTTCTCTTAGCTCTTTTTTTAATTCTTCGTATCCCATAACTATTCTTTTGTAATCCCGTTGTTCAACAAATCTTCACCATCTTCGCCTAAACCAGTTTCGTCATCAATTTTATCTAAAGCTTCAGTAATCTTTTTCATCATTGAATTAGTTTTTGTATTTAGGTCTTTGTTTTTACTTCTTAGCAAATTAATCTTATCATCTAAGTCTATATTTCCTTTATTTTCGAATAAAACCATTTCAGATAAAGCTTCTTCTCCTCCTCCTTCAGTACCGCCTTCATCAGCTCCACCTTCATCAGCTCCACCAAATGCTGATTCACCTCCGAAACCGCCTTCTTCTCCGCCTTCTCCTCCTTCATCACCACCTCCTTCATCACCTCCAGAAGCTAAAGCACCACCAGCACTCATAGAGAATTTACTATCAATATCAGAAAACAAACCTGTATTTGCATACTCTTCTACTGCAGAATCTATTTCTGCAAACATTTTTTTCTCAACTTTTTTCTGTCTTAATATTTGCTTTATTTCAGATTTAGAAAAGCCCATAACAAACTCCATAGCCCAAGTATATGAAACAGGTGATGTTGCTTCTCCTGTAAATAACTCCTTAAAAACTTCTAGTCTTGCTTTCATTGTTTCCAATTTAAGCAATTCTTGTTGAGTTGAAGGGTTGGTTAATTTTAAATCAAAATTATCCATATCATCTTCAAAGCCTAATAAAAACAAGTGAATATTAGCTATTCTTCTAAGTTCTATAATTACATTTTCTTGAATTCTATTTATAGTTCTACTAAATCTTAAATCTGCTTGAGATAATGTAGAACCTCCAGGTAGAGCTTCTGAATAGTTTAAGTATGTCTTAGGAACTTTAAGCGCTGCAAATAGTTTGTTTTGTAGATATTCAACATCTTGAATTTCTCCTAAGTTTGCAGCTCCAGGTAAAGTTTCAATTCTAGAAGATTTATCACCTCTAATTGGAACAAAATAATCCTCTTCCATTGTAAGAGGGTTGTATTTTAAGTTCATTTGTCCACTTTTCTGGTCTACAATTGGAGATTTTTTTAATTCTCTTTTAATTCTTTCAACGTATTGTTGTACATCTGCAGACTCTAAATTACCAACCTCTATATAGTGAACTCTTCTTTCTGGTGCTCTTATTATTCTATATACAAGCATTGCATCTTCTGCCAACTGCAATTGCTTCCATAGCTTTCTAGCAGAATCTAAAACACTTCTCCCATAAGGTAGCTTAGTTCCATCTGAAACAAGCCTAAAGTGAGCTATTTGAAACTCTTCAAAATACATATTGTTTATATCCCACTTAAACCTAGATGAATTTACATTTCCATCAAAAGCTTCTTCCCTGTGTATTTCTGCAACTGGCAACATTCTGGCGTCATATATACCTTCATTTTGGTCTATTTCTAATTTAGCAAAGG